GCTTATTATCCCGCAGGCAGACCCTACACAGACCGGCGGCGTGGCGCAGCAGTAGGTGAGCGCCACCCTTCAGCCCGCTCCATCGCAGGCCCGCCGGCCGCGCATGCGGGTGCTTGTGAACACGATGGCGGTCAACGGAGCGCTCGAAGTGAGCGTGACATCGAACAACCATTACCGGGCCGACACTTTTAACGCCACGTTGACGCTATCGCCTTCCGGGCAATACTTCACGGCGGGGTGGTGGAGCAGCCAGGACGCGCCGGTGCTGGTCGAGATCGACATGGCGTTCCTCAATCCTGGCGACCAGGAAGGCGCTGAAGCTTGGCAGGCGATGATCACCGGCGAGGTGGATCACGTCAGCATTGACCCGATCGCCGGGACGGTGCGGATAAGCGGGCGCGATCTTTCGCGGCGGCTGATTGACGCGAAGACGCAAGAGACTTTCACCAACCAGACGTCAAGCCAGATCGCGGCGACGCTGGCGGAAAGGCGCGGCCTGTCAACCAACATCGCCACCACGTCAACTCCTGTCGGGCAATACTACGAGTTGCAGCACTCCAGGGCAGCGCTGATCAAAGGGCACCGTGCGACCACCGAATGGGACCTGCTCGTGTGGCTTGCGCAGCAGGAGGGGTTCGATGTCTACGTGACGAATCAGACGTTGAACTTCCAGCCCCAGGGTGCGGCGGCACAGACCTTCGTGGTGCTCTATCAGCAGCCATCTGGCGGCGGCCAGTCGCCGGTGGTCGGGGTGATGGGCCTGCGCCTGGAGCGGTCACAGACGCTGGCCAAGGGCGTGATGGTCAAGGTCCTGACGTGGGGTAGCAAGACCCGGACCGCGACCACCTACACGGCGGGCACAGGCGGCGCAGACACACAGACCTACGTGTTCAGCCGGCCGAACCTGACGCCGGACCTGGCGCAGCAGTATGCCAACAACATGCTCGAGGATATCACGCGGCATGAACGCAAGGTGGCCTTTTCGATGCCGGGTGAATTAAGCCTGACCGTGCGCAACCAGATCCAGCTAGACGGGACAGGTACGAGCTTTGACCAGGCATATTGGATCGACAGCATGACACGTTCCATGTCGCTCGGCGGCGGGTTTGTTAGCTCGTTCAACCTGAAGAACCATTCCCCGGTTTCGGAAGTCACGGAATGAACCGGCTCTTCAATGCCATCCGTCGCGACGCGGCCTCAATGGATCAGCAGGGCGGCCAGCATCGCAAGGGCACCATCAGCAGCTTTGATCCGACCAATGGCGTGGTCAAAGTGTTGTTGCAGCCGGAAGGCATTGAGACCGGCTGGATAGAACTCGGCGGCATGGCGGCGGGCGGGACGGGCTTCGTCGTCGGGCCGAACATCGGCGACCAGGTGCTTATGGCGCCGACCGAAGACGCGGCGGAGGAATTGGTGATCGTCGCGCGGGTGTTCGACGCGGTGAGCCTGCCGCCCAGCAGTGCAGCGACCGGGATGCCGGTGCAGTCGGGCGAAGTGGCAGCGTTCGGGCCGAACGGCAGCTTTATTCATCTGACGGGCAATACCGTTTTCCTCAACGCAGGGACGATCTCAATGACCGGTACCGTGATGGTCACCGGCACCATTCACGCGACCGGAGATGTGACGGCGGGCACCATCAGCGTGCAGCAGCATGTTCATGGCGGCGTGCAGACCGGCGGCGGCAATACCGGCATGGCGACGGGCTGATGGCCGACATTTGCCACCAGTATGGCAGCGACCTGATAGCCAGCGCTGCGGGCGATCTGCTGACGGTCTCCGGCGTGGACGAAACGAACCAGCGTTTGCTGAAACGGTACTTCACGAACCCTGGCGATTATATCTGGCATCTGGACTATGGCGGCGGCCTATTGGCGACGATCGGGCAGCCCGTCAGCGCGGCAGAAATAGAGGCGGTGATTCAGCAGCAGACCTTGCTGGAGGGCGCGGTGGCTCAGACGCCGGCGCCGACCGTCAGCGTGACGCAGAGTTCCGGTAATCCGTCGCAGTTTTCCGTGCTTGTGATTTATACGTCGGCGGCGACGGGTGTTCCGATCCCGCTCACCTTCACGGTAGGATAGCATGCTGAACCTGCTCAATTTCACCGCGCTGGTCAGCCAAATGACGGCGGCTATCCAGGGCGCGGCGACGGCGTTGCTTGATATGTCGATCGGCTCGACCCTGCTGGCCGTGACCGAAGGCGTGGCCTCGGTGCAGTTGTGGCTGCAATGGCTCATCATTCTCACGCTGCAACAGACCAGGGCGGCGACCAGTACCGGCGCGGCGCTCACGTCATGGGTGGCTGACTTCGGTTTGACCCGGATCGCCGGCACCTATGCGACCGGCTACGTGACTTTTTCCCGGTTTAGCTATGCTGCATCGTCCGCGACCGTTGCCGTAGGCGCGCTGGTCATCACAGGCGACGGCACCCAAACCTTTGCCGTCGTGGCAAACACCGGCAACTCGTTTTGGAACGGCACTGGCTACACCATACCGGCGGGAACGCAAAGCGGCGCGCTGCCAGTGCAGGCGGTCAATGTCGGGACCGCTGCAAACGTGGCGGCGAACACCATATCGCAGCTTGGGCAGAGCATTCCCGGCATTGACACGGTGAACAACCCCGCGGCAATGACCGGCGGGGTGAACGGCGAAACGGATTCCGCACTTCGGGCGCGGTTCATTCTGTTCATCAACACGCGATATGGCAGCACCTATGCAGCCATCCAATATGCGGTGACGAACACGCCCGGCCTGGTGTCGTATTCCATCACCACCAACTATGATCCGAACGGCGCCTATGATCCCGGCAGCTTCTTCGTTGTGGCGGACAATGGTTCGGGCGTCTACTCGTCTACCCTGGTGACGGCGGTGCAGACCGCAGTGGCCGCGGTGGCCGGCAATGGCATACGCTGGAGCGTGATCGGGCCAACTTTGCAGAACGTTTCTGTGTCATGCTCGATCACCGTCAGCACCAACTACACTCTGTCGGCCGTCGAAGCTCTGGTGACGACAGCTATCACAAACTACATCAACAGCCTGCCAGTGGGCGGATATCTCGCCTATTCCATACTTATATCCTTGGCTTATGGGGCGTCGCCCGGCGTCGAGAACGTGACGGGCATGTTGCTCAACGGCGGCACCGCTGACGTAGCCGGCGGCCCGCAGATCGTTCTTCGCACTTCCAGCGTGACGGTAACCTGACCATGGCGACGGGCGACCAGGCCGATATGTCGGCGCGCATCCAGCGCGCTATTCCGCAGAACTGGTTTCCTTCGCCGTCCAGCGCCGTGCCGATCCTGTCCGCGCTGCTGGCCGGCCTTGGGAACGGGCTGGCATGGACCTACAGCCAGGTTCAATACGCGCTATTGCAAACCCGTATCGCCACCGCGACCGGAGCGTGGCTAGACCTGATCGCTCAAGACTTGTTCGGCACCACCATCGCGCGGTCCTCGACCGTCACCGATACGGCTTTCCGCGCAACCATCGAAGCAAACCTTCTTCAACCAGTTGGCACGCGGCCCGGCCTCATCAACGCGCTGAAGCTTATCACCGGCAACACCGCGACGATCACAGACCTGTGGAACCCGAACGATGTTGGGGCGCGCAACGTCGGAACTTTGGCCTACGGCGTATCTGGCCGCTACGGATCGCTGCTTTGCAACACACAGACATTCGTGACTATTGCGCCGGGCACGGCGAGCAATGCACAAATCTACGCGACTGCCGCGGCCTCCATCGAAGCCGGCGGAACTGCTTGGGTGGATATCACATGAGGAACATGACGTGAATCGCACCTTTGTCTATCCGTCCGTGATCAGCCAGGACACCGATATCCTTTCTGTAAATCAGAACGTGATGATTGCCCTGGGGTATCTGGCGCAGATGATGGTCGGCACCGGAACATATGTGTCTGGTTTGGCTTGCACTCCCGGGGCCGGGGCCGTGAATGTCGGGCCGGGCTGCATCACCGCGCTTTCGCAGATTGATCCGAACGCCTACGGAAGCCTTGGGACGAACACTGCCGCGCTGATGAAGATGGGCATCAATGTCGGCACCACGATCCTTAACACTCCCGCGCCAGGGACCGCCGGCCAGTCGATCAATTACCTGATTGAAGCGATTTTCTCCGAAGCAGACACCGGCTCGGCAGTGCTGCCGTATTACAATGCGGCCAATCCCACGCTGCCTTTCAGCGGGCCGAGCAATAGCGGCGGGACGAATTACACCGTGCGGGCCGAGACGGTGACGCTGGTGGCGAAAGCCGGCACGGCGAACACCACCGGCAGCCAGACCACACCTGCGGCCGATACCGGATACACGGCGCTGTGGGTCGCCACCGCTACCTACGGCTCGGCGACGCCAACGATCGCGCAAGTGAGCGGGGCGCCTTTCATTCCGTATTCGTTGGGGGTGCTCTCGCCGGGCTTCAAGAACCAACTGGTCTACAACAGCAACAGCAGCTTCGTGGTGCCGTCCAATGTCTCGGTCATCCAGTGCGAGATATGGGGTGCGGGCGGTGCGGGCGGTGCGGGCGGCGGATCAGGCAATGCACCTGGCGGCGGAGGCGGCGCGGGTGGTTATCTGTGCGGCAATTTTTCAGTTGCATCGGGATCGTCCATCGCGCTCACGGTCGGATCGGGAACCACGACTGTAGCCGGGGTTTGTTCCGCTGCGGCGGGTTCGGCCGGGGGAGCTGGCAGCGGTTCCAGCGTAGGAACGGGAGCGGCGGGCGGCTCGACATCGGTGCTCGGCACCGCGCTTGGCAACGTCAACCAAATTTCGGGCAACAGCGGCGGCAATGGAATAGCGTCAGGCACCACCGGGTATATCGGGGGATCTGGAGGCGGCGCTTTCGGCGGCGCGGGTGCGGGATCGGCGTCCGGCTCTACCTCAGCGAATATCTCCGGCGGCACTGGCACCTGCCCTGGCGCGGGCGGATCGGGCGGCCTTGGCACCGGCGCGGGCGGCGCGGGTGCGGGCGGCAAGATAATCATCCGGTATTAGATCGAAACCTCATGCGCGAGTTTCCGTGCGAACCGGCAAAGAGGTAAACCATGAATGCTTTGTTGATCTCGAATGACAAATATCAAGCATTTTCCTCAATCGGATCGCGTGGCCCGCTTCAACCTCAAATTGACGAAGCAAGTCTCTGGTCTACGCTGTATAGTTGCGGGGTGCAAATGACAGACGAGCATGGAAATATCACAGACAGAGCCACCTGGCACCTAGCATTACTCACGGCAAAAATTGACGCCATCGGCGTGGCGGTCGGGCTGATGCAGGGCACCGGCACTGCGATGGCGGCGGACGTGTCGGCTATCAAGGTCGGTCAAGCCGCAATGACTGAGAAAATCGAAGGCGTCGAAAAACGAGTTGAGGACTTGGAGGGTGTGGTTGGTCCGATGGCGGAACGCAGTCACAAGCTGATGGGCATCGGCGTGGCGGCGGCCGGCGTCATGGCGCTGTTCGGGGCGGGTGCGACGCACTGGTTCGAGCTGGTCTGGTCAAAGTTGATGGGGGATAAATGACCGCTGCACCGGATTTGGCCGCATCATTCCTAAAACCCATTGAGGGCTTTTCCGCCACGCCATACCCCGATAGCGGCGGCGTGTGGACGATAGGCTATGGCACCACATACATATCAGGCAATCCCGTCACGCGCTACACGCAGGCTTGCACCGAAGAACTGGCGACGGCTTGGCTGATGTCCGACATGAGCGACGCATGGGCAACGGTGCGCAATGGGGTGATCGCGACTGCAAAGGATTGCGAACTGGCCGCTTTCATTTCGTTCGCATACAACGAGGGCGATCGGGCGTTTCTCGGCAGCACGCTTTTGGCGCGGTTCAACGCGGGCGATATTGCTGGATGCGAGGCGCAGTTCTCCCGGTGGATTTACGTGAGCGAAGGCGGACGGCTGGTCAGCGTGCCGGGGCTTGTGAATCGTCGGGCTGCGGAGGTGGCGCTGTTCCGTGGCGTGTGGAAGCCTCCCGTGGCGGCGCCCGTCGTTTTTGCGATCGGATCGAAGGGCCATGACGTGTCGCTGTTGCAGATGGCACTGATTGGTGCCGGCTGCCTTGTGCCGCCGCCCGATGGGGATTTCGGTGAGCAGACTCGCGCCGCTGTAGAGAAGTTCCAGGCCGCAAACGGGTTGGCGGTCGATGGGAAGGTAGGGCCGGAGACTGCCGCCGTGCTCGGGTTTGATCTGTGACATGTACAACAGGAGACTAGAATGAACATCTCCCCGCTCATCGCCTACCTCAAGCAGCCGACCACAATCAGCGGCATCGGTACGCTGCTCGGCGGCGCGGTGGCTGCCGTGACGCAGCACCTTACCCACGATCCCGCGGCGGCGCTGACCCTGTTCGCCGCGGTGGCCGGTTCTGTTAAAATCATGATCCCAGACAACTCGGCCGCGCAGACGGACGTGGTGAAGTTTGCGCAGGACGCGGTGACGGCTGCAGTCACCCGACACGTCACAGCAAGCCTCGGCATCGACGCTTTTCGGCTGGTGCAGGACATGACATCGGCGCCGGCTCCGGCGTCAACTACCACCGCCACTATAACCACCATGACCCAGGCGGCGGCGTGACATGGAAGTCCTGCTTTCCATTGCGCTCATCATCGCGGTATGCGCCTTGTGCTGGTGGCTGTCGATCAACATCAAAGTGCCGCCGATCGTGCCGCGCAAGATCGACCCGCCGCCGGTCGGGGTGGCGTCAAAGCCGGTCAAACGGAAGTCAAAGTGATGCGCGGCCTGTTCCTCGTCTGCCTCACGCTCTCCGCATGCTCGGCCACGCAACTACAGACCGGCCTCACGGCGGCCTCGCAGGCCATCGCGGACGGCCAACTCGTGTGCCAGGTCGGCCCGTCGTTTCTGGCGCTGGTCGATCCGTCCGGCGCGGCGGTTTTGGCGAAGGGCAACAGCGCGGCATACGTGCAGCAGGCGTGCGCGCTGGTCCATGGCGCGGCTGTGGCGCTGCCTCCGCTGACTGCGGCGGTGACTGCGGTGGTGGTTCCGCCTGCGGCGCCGGCCGGGTAGCGTCAAAGGATCGTCAACGCAGCGCCAAAGCCGCCCGCTGATCCGCCGCGCCAGGATATCCCCGACAAGGGCGTAAAACAGACCGGCCGGCAGAAACCCGTTGCGGGCCGGGTAGTGGCGTTTCCTGACGCGATGGCGGTCGGCTGCCACGCCGCAGGGGTGACACTGGCCGGGTTTGTATCGGGAGCGGGTTTCGTCGGTCAGGGCGCACTGGCACGTGCGGCAGTGCGTGGATCGGGGGCGGCCGGTCACTCGGGCACTCACTCGCACAATCCATACACCGACGAGCAAACGGGTGACGGTATCGCGCGGATCAGGTCAAACTGTTTCCCGCCGCGGCTGGTTTTCGCCCAGGTTATGACCTCGTCGATCCTCGCGTATCCTTCGCCCAAGCCGGGACGGCGCCGACCCTGCTTTATCGGGTCTGAAAAAAACGTAGCCGAGTTCCGCTTGCTGGCGGCGGCAACA